TGCAGCGCTCATGGCTACATGGCCAGCACTTCCACCTCGAGGGCGCAGCCGAGCAGACGCCCGCCGGCGGTCTCGACCTCACCGGGAGGCCGCGACCCGCCCAGCACCCGGGTCTCGGCCGTGAGGCCGCCAAGGGTGGGGTCGCCGTAGATGGCGGCGGGAAGGCTCTTTTGGCCCGTCGGGGCGATGTAGGCGTGCAGGGTCTCCTGGGCGCGGAACAGGTCGGCGGGGTTGACGAACAGCCAGCACTCGAAGACCGGGCGCCAGTACCCCTCCATCGTCTCGTCGTACGTCCACCGGATGGGCCCCGCCACGCACAGGCAGGGGGGCTCCGGCTTGGGGTGCATCACCGGGTAGCAGCGCAGCCCGGGGATCGTCTCCCCGCGCTTCGCCAGGCCCTTGGCCAGCTCCTGGACCGAGGTCACGCCCGGCCCCCGCTCTGCACGGCCACCGTGGCGGTGACCCGGGCCCCCGCCCGGGCGAAGAGGGCGACGATCCGGGCGGCGTTCTTGGCGAAGGCCGGGGCCATGAACGGCCGCGCGCGGGTGCCCCGCCGGCCGATGGCCCGCTGCACGGCGTAGGGCGAGACCCCGTGGCGCCGGGCCCACCCGACCAGGGCGGCCACCGGCGGGGAGTGGGGCCGGCTGCCCCGCTCGACGTAGAGCCCGTAGCGGGCGCTGGGCCCGACGGCGCCCACCAGGGTCGGGCCCCGCTGGGTCTGGCGGTGGGTGATGCTGTTGGCGAGCTGGCGGGTGTCCTGGCGCACGTTCCGCCGGGCGTCGCCCTCCACCAGCAGCAGGGACGCGGTCATGGCCCGGGCCTGCTCGCTGGTCACCGTCTCGGGGGCGCGGGCCAGCGCCCGGGTCAGCCGGTCGGCCCCCTCGAGGCGCAGGGTCACGGGCATCAGACCAGCACCCAGGCGGCGGCGCCGGCGGGCTCCCCGGTGGCGGGCACCTGCGTCGCCAGCAGGGCCGCTCCGGGGGAGCCCGGGCGGCAGAGGGGGAAGAGGAGCTGGTAGACGTCGGCGTCCTGCCGGGGCAGCGTCTGGAAGGCCCCCAGCTCGGGCGCCTGGAGCACGCCGAAGGGCACCTCCCGCCGCTTGTAGTAGCGGGCGCCCAGCAGGAGGTTCGCCTCGCTCACCGCCGCCGGCGTGCGCCCCCGGGCGTCGGTGTAGCCCCAGACCCCCGTCACCCGCACCAGCTGGCCGGGCAGGAAGCACACCGGGTCGGTGCCCGCCGGCGGCGTGGCCCACGCCTGGAGCTCCGAGAAGGGCGGGCCCCCGAGGGGCAGCAGCTGGTACTGGTCGGGGGTGAGCGTGGTGGCGAAGGTGCGGTCGGCGGCGCTGTCGAGCTCTACCACCGGGGTGGCGGACTGCAGGTCGACCAGGGGCACCGAGTCCTCGGCGGCGGCCTCGTAGATGCGGGCCACCGGAGTGGCGGTCGTGCCGGCGGCGCCGAAGGTGCGCCCGGTGAACCAGTCGATCCAGGTGGCGCCGGCGTCGAGCGCCCGCTGGAGGTCGACGTCGGTGGACGTGTCCTCCGGCGGGAGATCCAGCACCTGGCGCAGCTCCTCCACGAGGGCGTACGCCATCTAGGGCTTCGGGGCCGCCTCCGGCTGGGCGTCCGCCGCGTCGTCGTCGTCCGCGTCGTCCTCCTCGGGTTCGTCGTGGTCCAGGAGCTCCGGGGGCAGCTCCACCGGGGGCGTCCCGGTGGCCGGGTCGGCCGCCTCCGGGGCCGCTTCGGGCAGCGGGCGGACGCGGGTCGGCGCGGCGGGCGGGGTGGTCTCGGTCATCTCGCGGGTCATCACTTTGGTCTCGAGGCGCGCTGCGGGGCAGGACACGGGCGCGCCGCCGGCGGGGGCAATCCCCGGCGGCGGCCCGTCCGCGGGAGCGGCCGGTGGGGCCATCGGGGGCTACGGCGCCCCGGTGACCCGGCAGTAGGCGGCCGGGCGGTAGGTGACGAAGGCCGCGCGGAGTTCGGCCAGGATGGTCTGCATGTTCCGCACGAACTGCTGGTCGATGTAGCCCACGCGGACGTGCCCCTGCTCGCGGTCGTAGAGGGTGGACGCGCTGTCGAAGTCGCCGACGACGATGGTGCCGGCCGGGACGTAGAGGCTCTCCACCACCCGCAGGCCCCAGACGGTGACCTCGCCCACGGTCGAGGGCGGGCCCATCAGGTAGTTACCCAGCGTCGCGCTGGCGGTGTTCTCCCGGGCCAGCCGGATCGCCGAGAAGTTGGTGGGGTTCACGAGCACCGCGTTGGGCATGGCGAGCGCGTTGGTGCGGATCAGGGTGCGCGCCGTCCAGATGGCGTCCAGCACCGAGGCGCCGGCGGCCGTGGTCTGGATGCCCGGCGTCGCCAGGATGCCGAGCAGGTTCTCGCCCGTGCCGTCCCCGTTGATGATCTGGTCTTCCAGCTTCTGGTCGAGCCCGCCGAGCAACCGGGTGTTGATGTAGCCCCGCACCTGGGGGGCATCCGCCAGCATGCGGTTGGTGGCCGGCACCCAGTGCGCGATGGTGCGCACCAGCGCCGTGTTGGTGGCGAAGTTGAGCACGCTCTCGGGCTTGAGGCCGCTCGCCCCGGTGGTGGCCGTCGCCTCCGCCACGGGGGCGGCGTTGTTCGTCCACACCGTCTCCGTGATGTACTCGACCGTGTCGCTGCCGGTCTGGATGTGGGGCAGCAGGTCGGTCACCACCAGCGGGCGCTGGTTGATGCCCACGACCTCCGGGCGGACGTAGTTCGCCACCAGGGCGCCGCCCACGGCGCTGCCGGAGTACACCAGGGCCTTCGTCTCGCCCGCCCGGGCCCGCTTGCTCCAGCCGAAGAGGTCGCTGCCCTCCACCAGGGGGACGGTGAACTCGATGCGGGCCTGCTGGTTGTTGAAGAGCCCGTGCTCCTTGTGCTGCCGGTACGCCTCGGACTGGATGAACTGGTCGCCCGGCAGCAGGACGCCGCCGCCGCCGCCGTTCCAGTCGGACCCGGGGGCGCCCCGGTCGGGGCGCGTCGCCGGGCGGCTGTAGAGGTCTTTGCCCTGCTGAATGCGGTAGCGGCGCTTCTCGCCCTCTTCCAGGGCGTTCAGCCGCTTCTCGAGGCCGTCGATCTCGCCGAGCAGGCGGACGACCTCGGCCTTGTCCTCCCCGTTGGTGATGTCGCCCTCGGGGTACTTCTGCTCGATCTCGTCGGCCTGGGTGTAGAGGGACTTCAGCTCGGCGCGGGCTTCCGCGGGGGTCATGCTCATGCGGGTCGCTCCAGGACGCCGGCGCGCTGGAGGCGGCGCCGGGCCAGCTCGAGGCGCAGGCGCACGCCGTCGGCCCCCGCGGCTTTCGCCTGCGGGGGCCCCGCGGGGGGCGCCTGCGCCAAGGACCGCAGCTCCGTGAGGGTGGCTTCCGCGGCCTCCAGGGTGCGGGACAACTGCTCCAGGTGCCGGCCGGTGAGCTCCCGCCCGCCGGCCTGGCGCCGGGCCCGCAGGGCTTTCGCCTCCGCGACGCCGGCGGTGAGGGACACGAACGCGTCGCGCAGCTGCTGCCAGAGCGCGTCGAAGGGCACGTCGGCGGCGCCGTTGGGGTGCGCCTTGACGGCGGTCACCAGGGCGCGGGGGTTCATCGGCAGGGAGACGACCGACGCCTCCAAGAGGGTGACCTGCTTGAGCTCCCGGACGCCGCCGTCCTTGTGCTCCGCCTCGTCCGGCAGGTAGCCGATGCTGAAGGAGTCCAGCGCCCCGTCCTTGAGCAGCTGGTAGGTCTCCTCGCCCAGCGGCGTGCGGGAGATCTTGAAGCGGCCGTGCAGCCCGTGGGCGTCCGCCTTCAGGGCGAGGACCGTGCCCAGCACCTTGCTGTGGTCGTGCTGCCGCAGGAACCGCACCTTGTGCCCGGCGGCCAGGCTGGCGTCGAACGCGCCCGGCAGGACGACGTCGCCCCCGAGGTCGCGGTTGTTGAAGGCCGCGAGGTAGCCCTCCACCTCGTAGGCGGGCGCGGTGCCGTCGCCGGCGGGCGCCTCCTTCAGGTCGAGGATCGGCAGGGGGAGGGAGTATTCCTGGGCCGCCTGGGCGAGTGGCTCGGACAACGCAGATGCCCCTCTATGGCCTAGGCCACGAGGGGCACCGAGCGGCAGCGACGACGACAGACCGCGACCGGAGTGGGCTTACTCTACGCCGCCGGGAGTCGGGGTGTCAATCACGGGCCGCTCTTGAGCGCGACCTTGCACTTCCGGCAGTAGAACTCGTAGGGCCGGGCGGCGTAGTTGGCCAGCCGCTGCCCGCAGCCGCTGCACCGCACCGCCTTCTCCACCACCCGGCCGTCCACCACGCCGGTGCCGGCGCTGGCCCGGGCGTAGCGCACGAGGGCCAGGTCGGACGCCCGGTCAGCCACCGCCGCCCCCCGGCCGCTTCAGCCGCCGCCGCGGCCGGCGCGTGACCTTGGGCGGGGGCGTTCGGTACTTCTCCAGCGCCGCCAGCGCGTCGGCGAGGAACTGCGCCGCCCCGGCCTCCACCCGCCGGGCCTCCACCAGCGCCTCCCCGACCGCCCCGGCCTCGTCCCGCAAAGCGGCCCACTCCGCGGCGGTGGTGAGCGCGGGCAGGCGGTCGCGCAGCCGGCGCAGCTCGGCCTCCCAGTCCTCCCGGTCGGCCACGCACTCGCGGTACTTGGCCTCCGCCTGCCGCACCAGCACCGTCTGCAGCTCCTCGTCCGACAGCGTCGGGTCGAGGTAGAACGCCGGCAGCGGCTTGAAGTCGCCCATCTAGGCCGCCCGCCGGCCTTCGCGGGCGCGCACGGCCAGCCGGCTCCAGGCCGCCGGCCAGCGCCAGGCGTTCCCCTCCAGGCTGTGCTCGGCGGCCACGCGCCGGCGCAGGTTCCGCGCCACCCGGCGCCGCTCGGTTTCGTCCGCCACCAGCCGCTCGAGCGCGCCGAGCCAGTCCTCCTTGGTGGCGCAGAGGTAGCCGTCCTCCCCGTGGGCGATGGTCTGCCCGTAGATGGTGGGGGAGGCCACCACCGCCGACCCGCACGCCGCCGCCTCCCACGCCTTGATCGGGGTCTTGCAGCGGTTGAACGGCGCGTCCGCCAGGGGGCAGCAGGCGACGTCCACCTCCCGCAGCCCCAGCGGGTACGCCTCCAGGGGGAGCCAGTCGATGGCCCGGACGCGGTGCGGGGGCACCTGCTCGTAGACGGGCCGGGGCTGGTGGCCCTGCACCACGAACGTGACCTCCGGGTGGCGCTGCGCCAGCTGGCCCCACGCCCAGGCCATCGGCTCGACGTCCGCGTCCGGGCGCGCGCCGCCGGCCCAGCCGACCGTCAGCGGCGGGACGGTGCGGGGCCCGGCCAGGGCGAGCACGGCCTTGAACCGCCGCCGGTCCAGCGCGTTGGGCACCACCTCCACCGGGGCGTCGGTGTACTGCCGCACCACGGTCGCCAGACGCTGGCTGGTGACGGTCACGCCGTCGCACAGCTGCAGGGCGTCGATCCGGGAGCGCCGGTGCAGCTCCTTCACCGCCGGGCTCTCGTCCGGGAGGATGCCCCCGCGCAGCTGCTGCCGGACGATCCAGGGGCTGAAGAGGTCGTCGTCCACCTCGTACCACACGAACAGGCCGGCGGCGTGCAGGGCGCCCACCCAGCGCCGCCCGAACTCCCGGTAGGGGGCGTCCCAGCGCAGCCGGGCCAGCACCACCGCGTCGAAGGCCAGGAAGATCTTGTCCAAGTCGGCGTCGGTGTGCCAGCCCCACTCCACCGCGCCGACCGGGGCGCCCTGGCGCTGCAGCTCCGCCACCGGCTGGAAGGCGCGGTAGGCGGCGCACCCGCTCGCGTCCGGCACCAGCACGAGCACCCGGGGCGCCGCCCGACCGGGCAGGATCAGGCTCATGGGAGGGCGTCCGTCCGCACCCGGGGGATCAGCCCCATCTGGCAGTTGGGGTGCAGCAGGCCCGGCTTCTGCGAGAGGGGCACGACCCGCCCGTTGCGGGCGGCGCACGGCGCGTCGGTGTCGTTATGCTCGACGATCTCGACCGCCTCCACCAGCCCGGTGGCCGCGTAGCGGTTCAGGCTGGCGACGTTCTGGGCGTGGGCGAGCTCCGTCCGGGCGACCGTCTCCGCCCGGCCCTTCCAGGTGGTGCGGAAGAGGTGGTCGACGCCCCGGTAGCCCTCGGCCGGCACGCCGTACGCGACCTCGTGCGCGGAGTAGCCCCGCCGCTGCCCCTCCCGGAGCTGCGCCCGCAGCGCGTCGCGGGTGGCGGCGGTGATGAGCACCACCCGCTCCGCCGACTCGGCCAGGAGGGCCCGCGTCGCCGCGTCGTCCAGCCGGAACCCCTCGGCGTCGAAGCCCAGGAACGGGGCCAGCGCGGAGCCCACCGCCTCGTGGGCGGCCGCGAGCATCCCGACGTAGCGGGGGTCCAGGATGGCGGCCAGCGCCTCCTGCTCCGCCTCGTCGTCGTAGACGTCCTCGAGGCGCACTAGTCCGCTTCCCCGGGTTCACGCACCTTCGGCGTCACCGGCCGGGCCGCGCCGCGCCGCCCCCGCCGGCGCTGCCAGCGGCGCCAGTTCCGGGTCACCCGCTGATACTCGTCAGGGGGCACGTCGCCCCACGTCACCCCGCCGGTGCGCGGGAGCCGCTCGGGGTGCCCAGCGATGTAGTCGATCCAGTCCACGCCGGTCGGCACGTCACCCCTCCCGCAGCACGGCGTCGACCACCCGGCGGTGCTGGGCGGCGAAGTACGCCTCCAGCGCCCGGCGCAGGCCGGGTTGGGCCATCGCCGTCACCGCGTCCAGCATGGCCGGCAGGGCCGGGACGGCGACCGCCTTCGTCTCCAGGTCGGCCAGCGCCTTCGCCGCACCGTCCGCCGGCGGGGGCAGGCGCCGCTGCCCCGCCTGGCCGTCCGGCAGCGCCCCCGGCCCGCCGGGGAGCAGCGCCGGGGGCGTGGGCGGGGTGAGGTCGTCCCCGCCCTCCACCGGGGGCAGCCCCACGTCCTGGCGGGCCTCGTTGACGGTGATCCACTTGTGCTGCACGCCCAGGTCGAGCCGGGCGTACTTCTTGTCCTCGTCCTCCTGCAGCGCGCGGACGTCCGTGAGGTCGAACTTGCAGAAGGTGCGCCGGTTGGTGTCGAAGTCGGGCAGCAGCTGGAGGTTGACGGTGCCGGCGTCGTCGTTCCACAGCGGCACCAGCTTCGTCTCGGTGAA